AAGTACCTGGACGATTTCGGCAGCATCACGCCGATGGAGGCCATGGCGGACCTTGGAGTGATGCGGCTGGCTGCGAGAATCAGCGAGATGATCCGGGCCGGGGAGCCCATCATCGCGGAAACGGAACGCAGGCCGAACCGGTACGGCCAGATGACGAGGTATGCGCGGTACCGTAGGGCAAGCTGATGCGGTGCTGCTGGAATTGTCTTTACCGGAAAAAGGATTCCAATGTTTTCTGTCTGTTATTCGGGATCATGATCCGAAGTGATCATGCCGGATGCAAATATCATCAACACATTTGGGAGGGCAAACGCAATGAGCAAGATTCTGAAGGTAAGAGTGACCATGTTCGAGGAGATCCTGGGGACAGCCAGCGCCAACCCTGAGATCCACGAGGAATTCATCGCGAGCAAGGCGCCGGATGCGCCCAGCCTGGAGGAAGAGGTTGCCGCGGTGGGCGCTGACGAGGTGTTTGAGAAGGGGATGACTGTGTTTCCCCGGGTGGACGGGAAACCGATTGCCTGGGATTACCAGTGGAAAGGGTTTTTCAAGGACGCCTGCGGGTGCCTGCGGAAGATTCCCGGCAGCGCCTGCGAGAAGATCAAGGCCTACAAAAAAGAGATCGACGGGCTGATCTTCGTGGAGCCCAGGGCCATTCCGATTCGGTTTGACGGCGAAATGGGGATCTGCCAGAGACCGCTGCGGGGCCAGACGGCACAGGGTGAGCGGATCGCGCTGGCCAGCAGTGAGAGCATTCCGGCCGGTGCCGTGATGGAATTTGAGATCCGCATGCTTCTTCCGGCACATGAGAAGGCCGTGCTGGAGATGCTGAATTACGGCCAGCTTCGGGGCTTCGGGCAGTGGCGGAACAGCGGGAAGGGCCGTTTCCGCTACGAGATTCTGGAGGAGCGGGAGGAGTGATCCTCCCCTTCTCCGGTGCGATGGTAATGCAAAGCGGAGATGTGCAATGGCGAGCATTGGCCTGAACTGCACCGAAATGGCATCGCGGAGCGGGGCCGTGCGCCGATCAGCAAAGGAATAGTTTCGTACTGCCACGCGGAGGCAAAGCAAAGTGTGGAAAGGAATCGCAATGGAAACGAGGAGCAGGGCGAGGCCGAGTATTGCTATGGAATGGCATGCCTTAGAACTGCTTTGGAACAGCAGTGCGAGGTGACGAGTCGCATCGGAATCGCGGAGCGGGGCCGTGCGCCGATCAGCAAAGGAGAAGCAGAGCGAGGGGACGCGCCGAAACGGCACCGCAGTGTGCAGCCAAGGTCTGCAATGGGAGAGCAAGGCAGCAAGATGAAATGGAGTGGCGCAGTAGCGCTAAGCAGCGGCAAAGCAGTGATCTGCCTGGCTCCGGAAGGGCTCTGCGGAGATACGAACCGCCATGGAATTGCATCGAAGAGCTGAGCGAGGCGAGGCAATGGAACATGACAGCCGTGAACAGAAAAGCTGCGGCAAGGAAAAGCGGAGAGATGATACGCGTCGCTATGGAATAGCATTGAACAGCCTTGGAATTGATTGGCAGGGAAAAGCATCGGCAAGGCGTTGACAAGAATTGCCAAGCACCGGAACGGAGCTGGACTGAACCGGGAGCAGTGCGGCGGAAGAGCCATGCATTGAAATGGCATTGCATAGCCATGTGCAGAGACGGCATTGCATTGATGAGCACGGAAATGGCATTGCAAGGTAATGTAACGCAGTGGATCTGCGCAGAAGAGATCGGTAATGGAAAGGCGCAGAGCCGAGGGGCGATGCTATGGAGCAGCCCAGAATGGAAACGCTACGGAATAGAATGGAGAAGCTATGAATTGGAAAACGACTAAATATGGGAACCGAAAGGTGACAACGCCTGACGGCACTTTTGACAGCGTGAAGGAGTACAGCCGGTGGCAGGAGCTGAAAATGCTGGAGCGGGCCGGTGAGATCTACGATCTCCATCGCCAGGTGCCGTTTGTGCTGATCCCGGCGCAGAATGGCGAGGACGGCCGGGTGATTGAGCGGGCGGTGAAGTACATTGCTGATTTTACCTACCGCAGCCGGAAGGACAATCGGCTGACAGTGGAGGATACGAAGGGACTCAAAACACCGGAGTACATCATCAAGCGGAAGCTGGCCCTGTACCGGCTGGGAATAAGAATCGTGGAGATCTGAAAAAACAGCTTGACAATGTATCCGTTTTGCTACAGAATATAGAAAAGCTTTATAGCAAGGAGGCAACAAAAGTGAATAAGCTGACCATCATTGGAAATCTGACCCGAGACCCGGAACTGCGGAGCACGCCGTCCGGGCTTTCTGTGTGCACGTTCACGGTGGCGGTGAACCGCAGGAAGACGCAGAACCAGCAGCAGCCGGAGGCGGACTTCTTCCGGGTGACGGCATGGCGGGAGCTTGGCGAGAACTGCGCGAAATGGCTGATCAAGGGCCGGAAGGTGTGCGTGATTGGGCCTGTAAGCGTGAGCACGTACACGGGGCAGGACGGCAAGCATTACGCAAATCTGGAGGTCCTGGCGAACGAGGTGGAATTCCTTTCCCCGGCCGGAGAACGGCCGCAGGAAACGGCCTCTGAAGCTCCGCAGGCGGCTCCGCAGCAGATGGCAATGCAGGACCCCAGCGGCTTCACGGCGGTTGAGACGGACGAACTGCCGTTCTAAAAACGAGGGCAAACACAAACAGCAGAGGAGGCATATCAAATGGCCATGACCGGGTTTATCTGCCATGACGATTACTACGACCGGCTGACGCGGCTGACAGACGAGGAGGTTGGGCACCTCTTCCGCCAACTGATGCTCTATCATGCCAGAAGACTGGATGAGATGACGGATTTCATCGGGATGGAAGGGCTGGCGTTTGATTTCATTGCGGCGGATATTGACCGTCTGGAGGAGAAACAGGCGGAAAAGAGTGAAACCAACCGCATGAACGGGCTGAAAGGCGGCAGACCGAAAAAGCAACCGGAAACGAGCGAAACCGAAATAAACCCACAGAAACCGACAGAAACAGAACCGAAGCAAGCAAAACCCTATAAAGATAAAGATAAAGAAAAAGATAAAGAAAAAGATAAAGATTTATATGATGACGTCAATATCGCGCGCGAGGAGGACGATGCTGATTCATTGATTTCCTCTGCGGAGGCTGCGGAGATCCAGGGGGATCATGACCGGGTATTGGATGCCGCAGAGGATGCGGGGTTCAAGATGAGCAACAGTGTAAGGGCCGGATTGATCGCGCTGTATGCGAGCCATGGCCTTGTGAAAGTGCTGGACGGGATTGAGAGCTGTGTGAAGCATGGGGCGCCGAATTTGGCTTACCTGGAGGCCTGCATGAAGGACACGCCGAAGAAGCCGATCCGGGCGGTGCCTGCTCAGCAGTATGAGCAGAGGGACTACGGGGGCGAGCAGGAAGCAGCCATGGCGCGGATGATCGCCCTTGGAGGGAGCAGCAATGCAGGGTGACTGGAAGAAGATGCCGCAGACGATCTGCTGGGGATGCCAGAGGGCAACGGGCGGGTGTTCCTGGGCGGATCACGGGCAGCAGCCGGTTGACGGATGGAAGGCCATAAAGACGAGGCTGCGGGCAAAGACCGATGAGTACACAACCAGCTACATCGTGCTGGAATGTCCGCTGTTCATCGCGGACGGAGGGCGCCATGGCAGATCGTGAGGAGTTGGCCAGATGCTGTCTGGAGGTTGAGCAGGCAGGAGGAAACGTACTGACGTTTCTGAAGGAATGCGGGTATGTATCCACATGGGGAACGTGGTACAGGCTGCAGATCGAGGAGCTTGGAAGGAAAAAAGACACAGTAACAGGAGGAAGGGGCGAGAACACAATGAACAGGATCACGCTGGAGCAAAAGAAGAAGGCCGTACAGCTCGCCATTGACGGAGGAGATGTGATTGGATTCCTGAAGAAATGCGGGAGCAAAAATCCAAGCGCGCACTGGTGCGTGATCAAGAAGAATCTGAAGGATGCAGATCCAGAAGCCTGGGCTAAGCTGGAAGCATCGGCGAAGAAGGATTCCGTGCAAACAGAGAAGCCTGTAACATGCTGCGCACCCAGCACCCGGGAGGGCGTGGAGGTGCCGGACGAGGTTCCGGAGGAAGAACCGGAAAAGCCGGAAGTTGTGCTGACGATCAAGAGCGAGGATCTGAACAGGGTGATTGGTGAGATTCCGCACGTGAGTTCCATCACGAAGCCTGTGAATTATGACGGGTTCGAAGTCATGGCGCTGAAGAGCCAGGACACGGGGTTCAGGTTTAACAGCGATCCGAGATACGGGATGATGACATGGAACACAGTTTCCGGGGATGAGGTCAGTCTAACTGCAGAAGAATGGCACAAACTGGCCGAGGAACTGCCGAAGGCGCTGAAGATCTTCGGGATTTGACAAAAACAGGGATGAAAGCGGGCAAAATTGTCATTTTTTTCCTTGAAGCGGAGAGAGCGAGGTGAAACGATGGACGCGAGGCAGTTAATTGTCGAAGCAGACAAGATCCGGCAGGAGCAGGAGATCACCCAGGCGGAGTGGTGCCGGCGGGCCGGCTTTGATGAATTTGGGAAGCTGGTAAGCAACACATTCAAACGTGGAAACTGCAAGCTGTCCGTTTTCGCCCAGCTGCTCAAACCGCTGGGGTATGAGATCAAGATTGTAAAGCAGGAGGAGAGAGACAATGAATTACACCGAGACGCCGACTTGCGAAGAACCGATGCGCGAGGTTCCAATGAGGGAAGCTCTTTGCGGGATTGAGAAAAAGCTGACGGAAACGAGCATCTGCCTGATGGCGATCATTGAGGACATGATCGGAGCACCGGCGCCGGAAGAGAAAGCAGGAGCTCGGGAAGCACGATGCATGCAGGATCAGATTTTCATGATCGATGCATTGTCAGGTAACGTCATGGGAATGGCGAACAGGATTAAAGAACTGTTGTTCTAAAAGGAGGGCAAACACGAATGAAGAGGGCAATCGCAATGATCCTGGCGGCGGTGCTGCTGATGGGCACCGCGTGGGCCGAGGATGAGCAGGAGCCGGCTCCGCTGTACGTGATGGCAGGGAGGCTGTTCGGGAGGATCAGACCGGGGAAGAATCACGCTGTTGTCGAGGAATTCGATATGGGCATGGAGCTTCACCCCACAGGCCGGATGAGCAAGGATCACAAGTGGATCGAGATCGAAACCCTGGAGAACGCGATCTGCTGGTGCTCCGTGGACTATCTGACGGAGCGGGAGGATGTGTTCAATGTGTACACGCTGAACGATTCCGTGAAGATCCGAAAGGTGCCTGGGATGGGCAAGGTTACCGGATACGCGCGATATGAGCAGGTGCTTGAGATCACGCAGGTTGTGATGGGATACGGCAGATGTGAACGGGGCTGGGTTGATCTTTCGTATTTCATCGAGGACTGCGAGTAAGAGGAGGGCAAACGTGACAACGGATTTTCTGATCGGAGCGATCCGGGCCAGCCGGGATCTGCATCCGAAGGTGAAGACGGAGCTGGAGGAAATCCTGTACAGCGGGGCTTTCCTGCAGGTGTCAGAGGAAAAGGCCATGGAAGCGCTGCGGGAAGTTGGTTGGACGGAATGCGACTACAACGGAGAGCCGTTCGCCATGATCAAGGCGAAGATCGGGTGGCTTATCACATGAGGGGCAAACAGATAGCCATGGACAGCCTGCTGCTGGAGGCTGACTGGAACGAAGAGGAGCGGAAAAAGCGCGAATGGGCCAGGGAGAAGGCACAGACGGACGCGATCCGCAACCGGCTGGACGAAAAGTATCACCGACTCGACCATCGTGCCTGTGACCGCGGCGAGATCCCTGCAGGCACGGTTGTAATCATCGGACAGGATCTGCTCCGGGATGGACACTACACGCTGCACTTTTACCGGACGGTGCTGGATTATCACAGGAGCCTTCACAATCCGACCACGCCGCACTTTGTGGAGCAGCAGACAGAGGAATGGCCGGACGTGCCGCCCTGGGCGGACACAGTTGGACATGAGGGAGAGGCGCGGGACATCATGCTGCACTATGATCTGATCTACTGGGATACCGGAGAGGTTGTGGAGCCGATAAAGACCTGGTGGATGGAGAGATGGGAGCGAATGAAATGAGCAAGACGGTAACGGAGATCCTGGGGGATATTGAGCAGGAGATCTGCGACAGTTACTGCAAATATCCTGAGATCTGCAGGCAGGAGCAGCCGGAGAGAGCCGAGGATCTTCTCTACGAGAAATACTGCGCCAACTGTCCGCTGAACAAGCTGTAAGGAGGGAGAGTATGAGGCAGGCCTATGATGACGAGGATAATATGCCGATGTTCGGAGACCTGCCTCTGCCCTATCCCATCAGAACCTGGGAAGATTTCATCAAGGAGGAGAGCAATGGGAAACAAGAATCGAGCGTTCGATCACCGGCATTATACGGATTGGCGGGACCCGAAAACGCTGATCCAATACGAAAAGAACGCGAAGATCCATGACGAAAAGCAGATTAAGAACCTGGTAACCAGCCTGAAGCGGTTTGGATGGCAGCAGGACTGTGTTGTCACCAGCGACAATGTGCTGGTGATCGGCCACGGCCGGCGGATGGCTGCCATGCGGATCGGATGCGAGATCCCGGTGCACGTGATCGATAAAAAAGCAGAGGATCTGACGGACGAGGACATCCGGGAGCTTCGGATAGCGGACAATCAGACGAACGAGGAAACCGGGTTTGACTTTGAACTGCTGGCGCAGGATCTGGACGGGCTGGATTTTGACGGCTTCGATTTTGACTTCAATCTGCCGGAGATCCAGGAAGAGCCGATCCTTGTCAACGAAGATGACTGGGATAAGCCGCTGCCGGAAGAGCCGGTCAGTAAACCAGGACAGATCTGGAAGCTTGGGCGCCACCGGCTGATGTGCGGAGACAGCACTGATATAACAGCGGTGGAAAAGCTGATGGACGGCGCGAAAGCAGATCTGCTTGTAACCGATCCTCCGTATAACGTGGATTACGAAGGCGGAACAAGCGACAAGCTGAAGATCCAGAACGACAAGCAGAAGGACGAGGACTTCCTGGCATTCCTGAACGGCGCGTTCTTCTGCTGCGACTATGTGATGAAACCCGGGGCCGCATTCTACATCTGGCACGCGGACAGCGAAGGATATAATTTCCGGACAGCATGCAAAACGACCGGATGGACGGTGCGGCAGTGCCTGATCTGGAACAAGAACAGCCTGGTGATGGGTCGGCAGGATTACCAGTGGAAACACGAACCGTGCCTGTACGGATGGAAGGACGGAGCTGGCCACACATGGAACAGCGACCGGAAGCAGACAACGGTGATCGACTTCGACCGGCCGAAACGCAACGATATCCATCCGACCATGAAGCCGATCGGGCTCTTCGATTACCTGATCCAGAACAGCAGCCATCGCGGAGACATCGTGCTGGACACATTCGGCGGGAGCGGCACGGCGATCATGGCCTGCGAGCAGGATGAACGGACATGCTACACGATGGAGCTTGATCCGCGGTATGTAGATGCGATCATTGACCGGTGGCAGACGTTTACCGGGGAAAAGGCGGTGCTGCTGAATGGCTGAAGGGCTGAAGCCGTGCCCGTTTTGCGGTGGCATCCCTGTGATAGAAGAAATCGTCCCTCGTCTGTACAGGCCGTCGAGAAACCATCCATATAGTTTTGTTTGCTATGAGTGTGACTTACTTTTCGGGTATGACGAGGATTACGGCGGCATATTCGATAGTTACGAAGAAGCAGCAAATGCATGGAACAGGAGGGCAAACAATGAACAGGGAGCAGCTGGAGGCGCGGATCATGCAAACACGGCGGGAAATTAATTCCGCGGGGCCGGTGCATAAACGGGATCTGCGGAAACACCTGAAGCGTATGCTGGCCCAGCTGGCGCAGTATGACCGCTACATGGCGGCCACAAGGCAAGGAGTGGGATAAATGGCCAAGGCGGAGAAGAAGGCCGGAATCGGCAAAGGAAAAGGCCGTCACGGCGATTCATTTAAGGGACAGCGGGACGAAAAAGGTCGGTTTGTTTCGCCTGTGAATGGTCAGCCGGTACCGAAGGGCAGACCGTTCACCACGGGGGACTCTCGTGCCAAGGAGGCCCAGGCATTGGGCGTGATCGCGAAGAAGGAGCGCGGCGATCTCAGGCGGCTTTGCCAGATGTGGATGGAGGAAGAGGTTGCCACCGGCAAGGACGGCGAGAAGATCACCGGCGGCCAGATGATGGTCCGGGTGGCGGTGAAGGAAGTCGCGAAGGGCAATCCTCGTTTCTGGGAGCTGCTGCGGGATACGGCAGGATTCAAGCCCGTGGATAAGGTCATGGTATCCGAGGTTGATCCTGGCGTGATCGCAGAGGTGGAGCAGATGGTGAAGGAGGCCGGGGAATGAAGCTGGTGAAGATATCCAAACCGAATGAGTATATCCGTGGCGTTGTCGGATCTGATATTCCGCTTACATTCATGCAAAGACTACGGATTCTGTTCAGCAACGGAATCCAGGTGACATTCATAGAACCGAGGTTGTGCAAACAGCGCAAGGAGGCCGTGGAATGAAGTACATCGTGATCCGAGACCGCATTGGGCGGTATATGTTTATTCCGGCCGTCACAGGGCCGATGGACTGCAGCGGGATCGTGAGAATGGCGGTGAGACGATGGTCAAGAAAATGAGCCTGGAAATTTTTTCCGGGGGGGGGTACATCGAAAGGGAGCTTGTCTACGAAGGCAAGGATCTCAAGGAGATAGCCGCAAAGATTGAACGGGACGAGAACGCGCTGCTGGAGTACATGCGCACAGGGGAAACGCACGGGGAAAAGTGCTTCGTGTTCCAGGGGTTCATGTTTGCAAAAGGCGCGATCACGGCAGCGCAGATGAAGGAGCCGGAATACTGAGGAGGTGATGCCAAATGAACAACGAAAATCGCTTGATGAGTTATCGTGATGAAGCATTTCAGATAAATCGCTCCGGCATCGGAGCGGACGAGAAAATCAGCATCGAATTTACTGGCGCAGAGTTTGACGAAATTCTGAAATACCAAGAATACGCCGGAGCAACAACCGTACAGAACGCAGTTATGAACGCAATCAGCATAGCGTTTGACGATGCGGACTGGAAGTAAAATATACAAATAAGCGTGAATGGAAGTTGGGTGAAGTTGTATTGGCTGATAGACAGAAAGTTATAAAAGGTCTGGAGACATGCTACCGTCCTCCGGCAAAATGTGAAGATTGCCCATATCATGATTTGCCGGACGAAATGAGTTGCAATGATACGCTTTGTCTGGACGCTCTCGCCCTGCTGAAAGAACAGAATGCGGTACCGGTTATACAGCGCGAAATTATGCATATGCTTGTCTGGTGCTGCGGTTCGTGCGGCGTAGGTATAACATATGGAGATAAGTTCTGTAGGATATGCGGGAAGGCTGTGAAATGGCCAGATTAAGCCAGGACAGAGATCCGCATCAGGTTTTCATGCAAACAGGAGGGAAAGTGCGACATGAGCGATATGAAGTGGACATACGTCAAGGACAGGATGCCGGAAGAGGCCGGAGACTATATTGTCGCGACAATGTGGAGCGTGACAGACAGGCGCGACGGGGCAACGTACGGGAAACGGCACACAGTGTGCAACATTGCAATTTCCTATTTTGAAGACGGAGAATTCAGCAACGAACTGGTGTACGCGTGGATGCCGCTGCCGACGCTGCCGGAAGAGCCGGCGGAGGATGCAGGACCAGCGGAATACTGATTTCATGCAAACAGGAGGACAGGAATGCTTGTAAAAAGCGCAAGGATCGAAATGACCTGGGAAGATGGGCGCACGGTGTACCTGGGGACGGTCGGGATCGACGAGAACGGCAAACCGGCCGCGAGATGCAAACACATGCGGCAGCGGATCGGATGGGAGCTGGTGCGGATCGGCTTCCGGGAGATGTTTCCAAAGATGAAATGGAGCATGAAGCAGAATGACCAGGACTGAGGCGGCGCGATGACTTGAAACAGGAGGGCAGAATGGAACGGATATATCACATGCCGGTTCGGGTGAAGATCGACAGCGACAACCCGGACATGGCGATGCGGGGGATCGCAGAGGCGATTTATGACGCTGTTGAGGCTCACACTGGCAGCAGGGAGTTCGACGCGGCCGTCCGGTTCTGCGATGTGCAGTACAGCATTTTCATCAAGGCGGACGGACGGACATTCGCGCAGGATTGATGCAAACGGGCGCCGATAAGAAAGGTGGTCGCTCTCCTGGCGGTGCCTGATGCATGAAGTCCTTTCCTGCTTCGTGCGGCAGGATCGGCGGGTCGGGTTGGTGGGAAAAAACAGACGGAGGTCATGCAAATGATGTGCCCATGCAAGGATTGCAATGACAGGACGGTCACGTGCCACGGGGTATGCGGACAGTATGCGGAGTGGAAGCGTGAGAAGGAGGCCGGGAAGGCGTCATCCTGCCACATGAAAACGGATCGGCATTCTGTGGCTTTCTGGCGCAAATGGGCGCGAAGGAGCGTGCGTAAATGACCAGGGGTGAGGCGGTCAACTTTCTGATGAAGCACCCGGAGAAATTCGGGCAGATGGTTGGCTTCACGAAGCTGACGGCTCTGCATGGGCGCTGGATGCGGAAGATGCTCTCCGGCAAGGGCGATATGACGCTCCAGGGCCACCGCGGAAGCTATAAAACCACATGCCTGTCCATCGTGCTGGCGATCATCATCATGCTTCAGCCGAATCTGCGCACGATGTTTGCACGAAAAACGGACGATGACGTCAAGGAGATCATCAGCCAGGTGCGCAAGATCCTGACGAACCCGAAGACGGTGTACCTGGTGCAGGTGATCTATGGCGTGAACCTCCGGCTGACAACAGACAATGCGCTGGAGATCAGCACGAATCTGACCACGGACACCCGGGGCACAAGCCAGCTGGTGGGCATGGGTATCGGCGGCTCCATCACCGGTAAGCACTTCGACCGGATCTTCACGGATGACATCATCAACGTGAAAGACCGGAAGAGCAAGGCCGAGCGGGAGCGGACGAAGCTGATCTACCAGGAGCTGGTGAACATCGTTAACCGGCCGGACGGGCGGCTGATCAACACGGGCACGCCCTGGCACATCGATGACGCGTTCACGCTCATGCCGGAGCCGGAGAAATGGGATTGCTATTCCACCGGGCTCATGAGCAAGGAGGAGATCGAGGCCATACGGCAAAGGATGGCGCCTTCCCTTTTCGCCGCGAACTATGAACTGAGGCATATAGCTGCCGAAGGGGCACTGTTCACGGCGGCTCCGGTGTACATCACGAAGGAGATGGCCGAGGAGATCCTGGGAGAGGGCGCGAAGCCGGAGGATCTGCTGCGGGATGGGAAGGCCCATATTGACGCGGCGTATGACGGCGAGGACTACACGGCGTTTACCTGCGGACGGAGGCGCGGGGAAATGCTGTACATGTACGGACGGATGTGGAGGGCGCATGTGGACACCGTGCTGGGGGCATGCATCAGCAAGGCAAATGAATTGATGTGCGCGCCGATCCACACGGAGACAAACGGCGACAAAGGCTATTTGGCAAAGGAGATCAAAAACGCCGGGGCAACGGCCTACGCGTACAGCGAGAAGGAAAATAAATACATCAAAATCTCCACCTTTCTTCGGAAGTGGTGGCCGAACATCCGGTGGCTGGAGGGCACAGACCCGGACTACATCAATCAGATTCTGAATTACACGGAGGACGCAGAGCATGATGATGCACCGGACAGCGCGTCCTGCGTGTGCAGAATATTGGACCGGCAGGCAGGAGAGGATTATCGCTCGCCCTTTGAGACAGGGCGCGGGGAAAGGAGCCTATATGCCTACAGAGGATGATCTGGAGAGGCGCCTGTGGCGGACGATGCCATGGGATGCGCGGGTCATGGTGCCAACAGCGGAGCAGGATGAGCAGGACGAAAAGGAAGGTGAGGACGAATGAGCATTATCACGTACCAGGATTATGAACGGGCCAGCGACAAGACGAAGTGGATTCAGTATGCGCTTCGGGCCTACAGGGACAGTGACGAATACAAGAAAGCGCTGGATGAGGAAGAGTACATGGCTGGCCGAAATGTCAGCATCAAAAACACGGTGCGCGTGATCTACAACATGGCTGGGCTGCCGGAGCCGGACTTCACGGCCAGCAACATGAAGATCATGGACAACACGATCCACCGCCTTGTAACGGATCGGTGCAGTTATTCCCTGGGAAACGGCGTCAGCTTCCCCGGACGGCATAAGGAGATCCAGGACGGGAAGACTGTTTTTGTCGACCCGGTGAAGGATCTGCTGGGGGACAAGTTCGACAAGGCCCTGAAGCGGGTGGCGTATTGGGCGCTTGCAAACCATGAGGCCTATATGTATGTGCACATGGGGCGGAAGAAGCCTGAATGGCAGTATAAGCTGTTCAAAAAGACGGAATTTTTGCCGTTGTACGATGAGGAGACCGGAGATCTGCGCGGCGGGGTGCGGTTTTGGAGCCTGGAATGGGGCAAACGCCCGATCACGGCGGTGCTGTACCTGGAAGAGGGGTATATAAAATACCGGACGAAGAAGGACGAATACAGCATCGCGTCCCTGGAGCAGGTGGAGGAGCTTCAGCCGTACCTGGAGACAGTGCAGATCAGCGAGGCTTTCGGCGAGGAAGTGGTGGGATCTGACGATATGACACGGCTACCGATCTTCCCGCTGCACTCCGGGGAGCTGCGGAACAGCGCCCTGGATCGGCTCCGGGATGTGATCGATGCCACGGACATGGTTCTGAGCGGATTCGTCAACGACATCCACGACATCCCGCAGGTGTACTGGCTGATCTCCGGCGCGCAGGGCATGACGGAGGCGGACAAGCGGCAGCTGCTGGACCGGCTGATCCTCCAGCACATGGCTGTGGTGGACGGAGAGAATTCCCATATTCAGGGGTACTCGCAGGATATCCCGTATGAAGCGCGGGAAAAGTGCCTGGATCGTCTGCACAACAAAATGTACGAGAAATACGGCGGATTCGATGTGCATACTATTGAGGCCGGGGCCACCAATGACCACATCGAGGCCGGATACTGGCCCATGGACGAGGAAGCGGATGATTTTGAGTATGAAATCATCGAGTTCGTGCAGGCCATTCTGGAGATGATGGGCGTGACGGAGGGGACAACGCCGATCTTCAAGCGGAACCGAGTATCCAACCAGAAGGAGCAGACGGAAATGGTGATTGCCGCTGCTCCGTACCTGGACGATCAGACGATCCTGGAGAAGCTGCCGTTCGTGAGCGTGGACGAGGTGGATGACATCCTGGCCCGGAAGGACGGCGAGACCTTTGACCGTTTCGCGCAAACAGACATGACGGAGGAAGACGAGGACGGTGAGGTCTGATGACCCCAGAGGAGTACAAGAAACAAAAATCGGCCATGTACCAGAAGTACAAGGCCGGTCTGATCACAAATTACGCATACATCCAGTGGAAAAAGAAGAACGACCCTGACAAGCAGACGAGCGAAACGAAGAAAGCCGGAAAAACGGCAGAGGATCTTCTGGGGATCACAATTCCTGACGTCATCCCGGATACGACTGTATATACAAAGCCGCTTATAGACGCTCTGAACAATTGGGTTATCACGAAGGATCAGTACGACCAGGCGATAAAGAAGGTCGAAAAAGGAAGCAAAGCCTGGAAGAGTAAGCAAACAACCGCCCAGGGCATGACCCACGAAGAGTATATCGGCATGTGGGAGGCGCTGAAGAAGAAGTACAAGACAGGCCTGATTACACATGACGAGTATTCCGGCATGGGCAGCAAGCTGGACAAGGCGTACCATGACAGCAAATCGGCATCGGAGATCGCAAAGGAGATCGGCTGCGATCCTGGAACGCTGGAAACTGACAAGAGCATCATCAAGATTGGGAAGGAGCTCAAGGAGGTATATAAGCAGGCGGCGCTGGAGATGCAGGACAAGATTGCCGCGGATCTGAAGCGGTACGGGCCGGAGCTGCAGGCGCTGGAAGACAAGCTGAACGCCGGAACCATTACGGAGGACGAGCTCAAGTCTCTGAAGCTGGGGAAGCTGATGCAGGCCATCAAGGGGCAGAAGATGGATCAGCTGACGGGTGTGGTGCTTCATGCAAACAAGGAAGCCCTGGCCATGGTCGGCGGAGAGCAGTATCACGTTTTCGCCGAGAATGCCAACTGGCAAAGCTACCAGCTGACGCAGGACGCCGGCATGAATCTGTCCTTTTCCGTGTACGACGAAGACACGGTACGGAACCTGATCAGGAACAAGCCGGAATTAATTCCGCGCAAAGAGGTAAAAGGCAAGAAGGACAAGGCGTGGAATCAGAAGCAGATTGCCGGAGCCGTGACGCAGGCGGTGATCCAGGGGGAAAGCATTCCGAACCTGGCGAAACGGATCGCCACCGCAACGGCGGAGACGAACATGAAGGCCATGATCCGGTACGCAAGGACGGCCATGACCAGCGCGCAGAACGCCGGCCGGATGGAGATGCTGCACATGGCCGGAGGAATGGGCATCCAGGTGAAGAAGAAATGGCTGGCCACCCTGGACAGCCGCACCCGGGACAGCCATCAGCACATGGACGGCGTGACGGTGGGCGTGGATGAGGATTTCGTAACGCCGCTGGGGAGCAAAATGCAGTTTCCCGGGGACATGGCCGGGCTTCCTGGGGACGTTTGGAATTGCCGGTGCACGATGGTGTATGAGTACGAGGGATTCCCTAACGATCCGACCGTGGATCAGCGGATCTCCTATGACGAGTATTACACCGAGGAGCCGGACGAAAAGGGCAAAATGCACAAGGTATTCCACCGGGAGAGCCATCTGATCACGGATATGTCTTACGATGAGTGGAAAACGGCGAAAAAGGGCAGTAAGCTCAACGATCTGAACGCGGCGAAGCTGGAACTGGCAGAGGCCCAGAAGGAATACGTCAAGGCCAAGGTCAGCGAGACGAAGGAATACAAGGACATCTGGAAAGATCCGGTTACCCTGGCGGATTATGAGGCGAAAAAGGGATCGATCCAGGGCAAGCGGGACTACTATGATGCCGAGATCCAGAAGTACAAGGACGCGCAGGCCAATGGTGCCAGCTGGGCCACGGATGAGAAGATCAAGGAACTGCAGAAACGCCTGAAGCTGCTGAACGAGTTTGAGAAAAACGGGCAGATCCTGGCGAAACGGAATGCGGCGCTTCAGAAGGTGCAGGATATCTACAACTCTGTCGGATTCCAGAAGCAGGCGGCGGCTCCGGATCTCACGGCTGCCAAAAAGAAGGCCAAAAAGGCGGCAAAAACGGCCTCCGGAGCCGGAGGTGGATCGACAGCCGCACCCACCGCTCCGGTGCCGAAAAACCAGCCATTTTCGCCGGACGCGTACAGCAAGGAGCGCAAGGACAAAGCGCTGTGGTCATCGGATAAGCGGTATGTTGACAGCGTGATGCGGCCGCACACCGGCGAGGTTTGGAACAAGGCCACTGCGGCGGAGAAGGATGCGATCATCGAATACACCCAGAGCTACAGCAAGTTCAACGAGCCGCTGCGCGGCATCGAATACGGCACGAGCAGGTATCTTGGCGTTGGGAATACGGATCTGAATGCCGGCCGCGCAAACAACGGGAAGCGAATGAACGCCATGACGGATCTGATCGATAAGTGCAGCTATGACCATGATATGTGGTTGCAGAGAGGTTGCGGCTATGGAGGGATGGATAAATTCTTCCAGTGCAGTTCAGATCTCCTGCAGAATGGCACGCAAGAGCAGCTGCAACAGGCGCTGCTGGGGACTACGCCGACAGAGTATGCTTTCGGAAGCATGGGCTCTGCAAAGGGGAAAGGGTTCTCCATGCATCCGATCATCATGAACATCTATGCGCCGAGCGGAACAAAGATGATGTATGTGGAGCCTTTCAGCCATTATGGCGGGCATATGTACAACTGGGACGGTAAACAGAGTCAATCCCATTTCGGTGATGAATTTGAGACGCTTCTGCAGCAGGGAACACAGTTCCGAATCACGAAGATAGAAAGGCCGAGAAGAGGCGGGACGATCTACTTCGACCTGGAAGTCATAAACCAGGATAACCAGCAGCGCTGGAAGAAGTGATGGAGGTCAAAACAATGGCAAAGAAAGATTCGGTTTTTTCAAAAGATGAGATCATGAGCGACAACACCCATGCGGATTACTGCAGGCAATGCAAGGACTGCACCATGTGGGGCATCGGGGATGATCCTTATGCAAACAGATATGACAAGGGCAACTGCGCCATGTTCCCAAACCCGGATCATAAGCCGGGATACGTGATCAACAACCAGGGACCCTGCCCGTACAGAGTGCCGAAGGGGTGATATCATGTCCGTAGTATTCACGAGCCACGCAAAGGATGTGCTTTCTGCGGAGCAGAAGGCGGCCAGGATGGCGCTGGAGATCATCGGAGGAAAGGCTGAGAGCTACGCAAAGCGGCTCTGCCCGGTGGACACCGGCAGGCTTCGCAACTCTATCACGCACCAGCAGTATGATGAGAACACGGAAGTGGTGGGCACGAACGTGGATTATGCTCCGTATGTTGAGCTGGGGCATCATACGAGCTCCGGATCATTCGTGCAGGGAAAGCCGTTCCTCCGGCCAGCAGCGGAGGGGCATACGGCGGAGTACAAGGCGATCATTGAGTCGGTCATGAGCAACGCGTGAGATTTCATGCAAACAGGCGTCGGGAAACCGGCGCTTTT